TCAGCGCCTGATTGACCTGCCCGTATGGTTGCATAACCCCTCCTTAATGGGGTCACATCTCAAATACTAAATATAGGATGTGACCGTGAGAAGATTAAAATATTGATTTGAGCTTTTTCAAACCCTTCTCTGCCAGCTTACCCGGGGCGTTGATAACTTTGCCCACATCCTTGCCCAGATATTTCTCAGCGCTGGCTTTCATGCCTGGTGTGAATCCAAGAAAAGAACCCTTATGGGCGTCTTTCCAAAAGCCACTACTGCCAAACTCGTTGCCGGTTTCGTTTTCGTAGACTCCTGTATCCAGCCCAGCCAGAGCGCCAAAAGGACCATATGGCCCGGCAGCTAAATATCCTTGTCCCATCCGTGCCGCTACATTCGCTCCGCGCTTGGTATTTCTGCCGGCCTGGCCGTCAACCTCTTTGTCGATCCAGTTCAGGACCGGCTTACGAGCTGCCTCAATCGCTGCTATCCCTACTCCGCGCGTGAAAGCACCCGGACCGGCAGATTGACTCCACGTCCCGCCGGCAGACCTTCCGGCATTCTGAGCCGCAACCGACATCCCGGGATTACCAGCAACCGACACGGCGGCATTTTCAGCAAGCGCAGGAGCCCCTGAAGAAAACAGACCTCCAACCTTACCGGCTAAAAACTTGGCCCCGGATTGAACTCCCGGATTCATGGCCATATTTGCCGCAGTATTGCCGGCCTGGATCATGGCTCCCCGCTTGCCTTCTTTTTCAGCGATCGCATTCATTTCTTCCTGCATCCGCATATTTTCTTCCGCCTGGGCCTTTTCTTCCTGGTACCGCTTTTCTGCCCGCTTATCCGCGTAAAGCTCATCTAAGTTGGAAACATTGGAATTAACTACATCCGCATACGGTGAACGTCTGTTTCGGCGTCCGGATGTTGCTGTAACCTGCCGTGGGTTGTAATCCAGAAGACCTGCCATAACACACCCCCTTAATTGTTTTTCCGAAGCTCTTGGGCAAACCGCTTCATTAAGTCCGCACTGCTATTAGCCTGCTTTTTTTCTGAATAAGAATCAGCCAGGCCCAGCCCGATATTTGCAGTATTGATCATCATCGCCCGCCGGTTATCCTTGCCGGACGCGCGCAGGTTCTTCTTTTTCATGGACATGGTTTTTTTGCCCATCATCGAATTAAACTCATCGCGCCGGATTTCCCGGTCCGCAGTTTTTGCCCGCAACATGCCGGACGCATCCTGATTGCCGTATGCTCGGGTGATACCACCTGTCTGGGGTATGGCTGTTTTCCCAAGTAGCAGCTGGTCCCGCATTGCTGCCTGATACGCCGGAGTCATATTCATTCTTTTATAAGAGCTTCCGATCATGGCCGTCCTCCTTGCTTTTTGCGTCAAACTTTGCTTTTGCCAATGCCTGCATATCGACCCGTTTATGCGTGACCGCCAGAGGGACCAGAGACAGATCCCCGGTCCTCTTAAACCCTGACCAGACATTGCCCTGGTTCATATACTTTTCAATTTGTTCAGGTGTCCGTTTCTTCGTCAATGCGCACCTTCCTGAATTTTATTGCCCATGCGATAGGTCGCCAGCCTTTTGCCGTTGTACTCAACGTAACTACCCATTTCAGCCTGTGAATCAATGCTTCCTTATTAATATCGGTATATGCCTTAACTATCCGCTGTGTCGCGACCCCAACCTTTAAAGATTGCGTCAATACAGTTGCAGTGTTGGCCGTTGTTGTTTCCGGCGTATGCGTCAAAACCACAGACGCTGTTTCTGTAATTTTCTGCCAGATCATTTTAAATCCGCGCAGCAAAGTGGAAAACCAGATCCCGTCCGACAACATGAAATCCCCGGTTTCAATCGTCTGGGTAATGCCGATATCCCCGGCAGGATGTGCCCACTTTGTTCCATAGTCCAGGATCATCATATGCCCGGAATCCGTGGTCCCGTATAAATGCTGAAACCCGTAATCATCCCAGACCTGAATCAGCGTTTGCGGAAAAGTGGTCCCGTAACTGGCGTCAATATAAACTTCGTGCCAGCGTTTTCGCGTTAAGTCATAAAATACCCATGTGTTCACCCGGGTATTGGTGGTTGCGTCAGATCCGCAGGGCAAAAGAAAATGAAACGCCTTATTTCGTCGGTCAAACTTGCCTTGAGCCAGGTGAATTACAGAAGGATCAATATAATCTGAATCATCCGGATCGAAATAATGTTCAATTCCTGGAATTTCAGAAAAGATTGTCCCGTCGAAAAAGACCGGTCCGGAAAATGAAAGAAATATTGCGATATTGCGGGCGCTGCCTTCCTCGCTTTGCTGGTAGCCGAATTCGACCGTATCCAAAGTGTCCGGCGCCGGGCAGCCTATTGTGGTTGAAAGTGGAAATATCCGGTAATTGGCCGGGCTGTCTCCGTACAACATCAGCGACTGGTCTTTTTTGAGAAACAGGCAGGTTACATAGAAATTACTGCCAAACTGATTGTATATCTGCACCCCGCAGGTCAACTTGGTCACATCCCCGAAATACAGGGATTGCAGCCCGTTCATCGATGATTGCAGGCCATTGAACACATCCGGAGAATCCGGCGGAGTGTAATCAACCCGGTTGCCCTCCATGCCTTCTTCATAACAACAAAGAAATGTCCGGGATTTGTAAAGCACTGGAAACGCAAACGGCAGCACTGTGTTTGGTGCCGGCACCCCGGTAATAAAATCAAGTTTTAAGGTTTCGCCTTCATATGTACCGGACAAAGTTGCGCTAAACGATATCCTGTAAGCAAATCCGGTCACATTGAAGCCGGTGTATGGGGCTTCTTCGGTCACAGCAGGAGAAGTAAAAGACAAAAGGCCGGTTTTGGCCAGGGCCACATCGCTCTCGGATGTCCGGTCATTAACATTCTGCGCTGTCTGAAATGTGGTTGAGTCCCAGAAAGCAATCGCTGTCGTGGCAGTCTCACTATTTTCGTGTTCCGCCAGCATCTTGATATTAATCCCAGATGTCCGCTCTTCAAATATCGCAATTATATAATCAGAGGTTGTCAACCCGTCTAAAATCGCGCTGTATGCAGATGAAACCGAAGCAGCATAACTGTTGTAATTAACTTCTAACGTGTAGTCGACAAACTTGCCTTCGGAATTTCGCCAGACATGGAATCCGATACACTGCCGCCCAATCCCGTCCCAGGCATCCACCATTGGCTGAAGCGGTGCCTTGACCGTTATATAGGCTATATCAGCGGACCCGGCATCGATTGCAAAGCGGTAACAAAAAAGGTGCATCCCTTCAAAATGGTAGAACTTTGCCAGGCCAACTGTACTACCAAAAGACGCCTGCCCGTCAACAGCTAAAGAAATTCCACCATCAGCGCTGCCGTCGGTTATTGTCAGATCGGAAAAATCGCCCCCGGTCCATACCCCGCCGGTCATTTCCGATGTCTGGTTGTTGGCATTGGCAATATAATAATTAATTGCCTCAATCGGCCGGGTGGTAAATACGGCCCAGTAGTTTTTGTCATTGTATGCTGCGGTCGGCGGTGTAAATATCGTCGTCCACGGAGTTGACCCCTTGATTACCCGCAATTCGTCAATTATTCCGTCAAAATACAGCCATACCCCGCCGGTTGCTCTTGCCATCCCGATCATCAAATCCGCTGTATAATCATCCCATGTATCAGACACAGAATTGGTTGCATGGCACCTGACCATGCCATCATCCGTGAATTGTGTATTTGACGTACCGGTACCGGATGTGCTGCCGCCGTTTAAAAGCAGCGCCCAGGTATCGGCACCCCCGGCAAAGCCGCGCATCAGGCACAGATGGTTAATTTTGTGGTAATAAAACTCCAGCGGGTTTAAATTGAATATCACGTTGCCGTTTAAGTACACCTTGATATAGTAGCCTTCCAGCCACTCGGTTGCGTCTTCATGTCGGTACAGGGTAATGGCAATATGGTTGCTGGCGTCTTTCCACAGGCCAAACAGGCCGACTTCATTTCCTGGGGGCAGCTCGATTTCAGCTCCGTCCAGCTCGTAATACGTTAAAGGGCGAAACTGGAAATCAACACAGAAATTGTTGCCGGCCATATGCCAGTCGGCATGATCCGTCACATTAACCCAGCTCATGGTCATTTTGATAATTTGCACATCTGAAACAGAACCCACGAAATCAACATCAGCCTGAATACCACCATCGTCCCAGCCGGCAGCGGCGGCATCAGAAATAATATAATCCACATAGGAACCAACAGCGCTGCGGCTGGTACCGGTGTTGTTGCCGATAATCCCAGTCACACTTCCGGCGCTGCAACTTACTACCGTGTACCGAATATAATACCGGGTGCTGGCGGTCAGGATTGTTTCGTCCTGGATAGTGCTGGCAGCGCCCTGGGTACCGTAACAGTTATACTGGCCGTCAGTCCCGCCGTCATGCGCCCAGCCAACCCCGCATTGGCTTGCCCAATCCGATGCTGACGTTAAAATATCAGCTCCCATGACCTGGTTACAATGCAGCGCTGCGCTGCCGAACTTTCTATCACCGACCGTCAATCTGGCGTTGCCGTTTGAATTCGGGCTATGTCCGGTTATCCCGGAATCCGTTATTGTCGTGCTGCCGTTCGTACCGTTACAATGCAGCAGCAGGTTAGCCGCTACCCCACCGGCCACCGGCAGGATATTACCGGCAGATCCCAGCTTGGTGCGGGCAGCATTGGTGAAGTCAATCGGGTTGGTCAGATCCGAATCATCAACTAAAAACACCCGCGCAGGCGGCATTTCATCACCGCCGTATATTTTGGATTCTTCCCCGTTACAAAAAGCAATATTCCCGCCGGGTGCCTGTGCAAAGCGGCCTTTCAGGCCCGTGGAAGGGTCATAATGCTCAAAGGTAGCCTCACCGTCAAAATCAACGGCCAGCGTCCCAATAGCCCCCTGGTGACGTATGATCCGGTTATATGTGCCGGATGATAACGTGTGACAAAGCACATTTGATTTTACAGTATATGCCGGCGTCCGCAGCTGAATCCCGGACCGGATCTTTATCTGATTGCCGGACAATGCGGTGGTATTGATATTGTCATAGCCGCGCACAGCTTCTATCCGATACGGATCACCTTCAACCCCGCGCCCGGTATAACGGCAGTTTCTAAAAGTCGTATAGTTTTTAATGCCCACATCCAATGGATCCGCGCCAGGCATCCAGCGACCGTCAAACGGAATCGTTATAGCCTGATCTTCCTCGTCCGGCGCAGTAACCAGATCCTTGGCTATATTATCCGGCAGGGAATACTCGGTTACAGGCCCGGGCTCGTCCGGTGTCGAAAACGCGGCTTCGATCGGTCCTGAAACCAGGCTGTTTGTCAGGGCTTTTATTTGTTCCGATGGCATTATTTTAATATCTCTTTGGCGGATTGCTGATTAACCGCATATTCGCAATCATCAGGGCATGCCCACATCGACTTACCCGGTTCGTCTATCATCCTGGCAGGATGATCATTCACATCACCAAGATCCATCCGCTTCCCGCAGATTGAGCATTTCGGCGAAACCCTGTCCAGCATCGCCTGGTACTTTTCAAAATCCTTATTAACCCGCTCAATCTCTGCAATTTCTTCAGCCTTTCTCTCTTCAAGCCACTGCAAAAGATTTTCATTGCTGATTCCGCGTTTTTTCCAAGAAGCAACCTGGGCAAGATGGTCTTTTATGCGGCCTATCCCGATACCCGCCCTTAATATAATATCTCGTTTTTTATCGTTTAATTGCATAGCCATTCGTCCGCATACCCCCTCACGTAACAAACACACATAAGCCCACAATAACCTGGAAGAGCCGGAATTTCGACAAACCCAGAACAGTTGCCACTACCCCACACCTCGCCATAAAAAGGGATCTCCATACAGTTCAGCATCGTGTCACAAGCCAGAGTCGAATTGGCATTACAATAAGGGGACCCCACAGGATCGGCACACTGCCCGTCACACCCCTCGTTGTTCGGCCATCCAGCAGCACATGCCGGTGGATTAAGATTGCCGCAACCGCTCGACCAATACCAGGTGTCTTTAATATAAAGCCTTATTCTATATCTTGTTTCGGTTCTGACATTATACCCGGACACTACTTCGTCGCGATGCTGTGTCGTGTCGGTAATATAGCAATGTTGAGGATTGCTGGTTATCTCCTGAAAACTTGAGTGCCCATCTTCTTGAACATAATCGACAACAATGTTCCCACAAGCATCGGTACAAGTAATTTTTGCTAATCCGCAGGCCCCTGCTCCTGCCCGTAAAATATTGGCGCCGGCGGCCGTGGAGGCATAATCCAGGGTCCAGCCGGTGCCGGATATAACCCAGGTAAATGATCCAATGCCATCATCAATCGAAATTGTATCAAAGGTGTTGCGGGTCAGGGAGGTAGGATTCGCGGCGGACCAGGACGGGGCAACGTAACTAGCGCCCGTGCATGCGGCACTCTGGGTAAAATCGATCACGGCCATTCCGCCGCCTGATCCTGAATACCCGCTGCCCTGAGCGCTGGCTGGAATATTGATCTGAGAATCCACATACGGAGGATGATCGATAAGATCCATCAAACTGCGCCCAAGTGACGGCAGTCCGTTCGGGTTTGCACCCGTAATCCGCTTGAGATGGTCAAACAGTCCCGGAAACATCAGCAAATCCCCTTGTTACTGTCGTATAACCGCCCGCTCCGGCGTTTCGTACATTTCGCGGGCATCAACTCCGCGCTCTTGCAGGTCAACTCTCTGGAACCGCACATCATTGTAATATTGACCCATCCAGAAACCGGACGCTGCAAACTTCTTATCTTTGGAAAATGCCATCCCGGCTGCAAATTTGCATGCCAGAAACCGGTATGAATCCGGCAGTTTGGTTATATCGTCGCTTACCTGGGCAGAATATATTTTGATCTTGGCAGTGTCGGTAACTTCAGCAGCGGTCGGAGGTGGCCAGACAATGATGGAACTCTCGAAATGAGAAAAATAAAAAGTTGGTCCGGGAGTCTGATGGGGTTGGTGGTTAATACTCTTTACCAGAATCTTGACCAGTCCCCGCGCTGTCGTGGTACCGGATGTGTATAATGCAGCCAGCGCCTTTACCGTACTTGCGATCGAAGCCGGGGTTGTATAGGCCCACTGGTCTGCGACAAGGGTGACATCATAAGACAACTCATAGCAATGTGCTTTGGTAGTAATATCGATCACGGCCATCTGGAGCCAGGCCGTAATATCAGCAGTCAGGTAAAATCCCTCGGATACCTCACTGATAATCCGGCGTACTTCGGTGATGGCAGCTGCTTCATCTGCAATCATGACAGTATCTCCTTATTAAATCATGCCATTCCAGAAACTTCCCTGGGGCATGGGTGTCGCGTCATTGGACATCCGCATTGATGACTGGATATCGGATATAACCATCGACCAGGCTGACTGATGGTGTTCCAGGGACTGCTTGATATGATTATAATTTTCAGATTTTCGGGTAGGAATTTTCACCAGGTCGATCACACTAAATGCAACAATCCCTTCGTGGTATTCTGCCGGGATATCTGTGACCGAATCAGGCCGGGCATAGTATTCAACCACCAGGTCATTTGAAAAAGACAGATCATCAACAACAATGTATTTTCCCCTTGGAAACCAGCAGTATGTTGACGCTCCGGAGGCAGCTGCCGAATTCTTGCGCGACATCGGAGTCAGGTTCTGGGTTTCGCGAAATACTTTTCCGCCCGAAGTCCAGGCGGCATTTCCGGTGGATCCGGTTAAGGAAAAAGTATCATCATCGACAACAGTAATTGCCCATGTCCCGTTTGCCGCTGTATTGCCCAGAACAGAATGAGCCGTCACAATCTGATTCGATGAAAACCCGTGGTCCGCGATGGTAAGCACAATTGGAGAAGCATTTGACGCAGCCGTCACAGTGCCCGCCGTGGTGGCCAGATCCCAGACTTTATGAATACTCATACATGACGTTGGCCAGGCAAAAACATTGCTGGTACGTGTCAAGGATGTTCGCCGGATACAAAATTCCGGCGCACATTCTTTGATTTTCAGCCACAAGAGATTGGCAGCCCGGAGCATTACAACTTCGATTGCAGTGTCGTTATCACTTACCAGGAGCGCCGTGTCCGCCGCTGCTTCCCTGATACCCCTTCTGACAGCTGCCAATATCTCGTTACTGGTCATTTCACATCACCTGCCTTTGCCCGTTGTAAAATACGGTTGTAAAATACGGTGGTATTTACTATCTGCCGATCGCGGTTACTTTCAGCGCAGTCAAGGCCGAAAGATCCGTCCCGTTTCTAACTTCAAGCGGCACAATTCCGGGGATATCTTCCACATTGCCTTTCACGTAAGTCATTGAAAGAGCGTCAGTGGTTGAGTTGTTGACATAAATCTGCTGTCCCAGCAGGGTCTTTCTCAAATGCCAGTCGATCCGGCATTCCAGGCTGGTACCGCAGGCGTCGGCTTGTGGCATCATCAAACTGTGAGGCGCTTCTTCGTTGGCTGCATGATAATCGGAAATCTGCCCGCAAAGAGCGTGAAACAGCATTGGATAAGCCGTTGCCGCAAGCTGACTTCCGACCGTGCAGTCTTCATCTTCAATAAAGTTGTTTTTGAGGAAACCCGAAGCTGGCAGTTTGATATATGTGATTTTGATATCAGTCACTGCGTCAGTTGCATAAAACGTCAATGTCGTATCACCGGCAACACCGGCAGCGGAATCAGAATAGTCAATCTCTGCTTCCAGGGTCGCAGCTGCATCGCCTCCGCGTACAAACTTGGGCCGGGATGTAACCGAAGCAGCACTGGTATCTAAAGCATGGCAGGATTCGATAAAGCAGATCGTATCGTCCAAATCCGCCACATGGGTTGTTGTTTCAAAATCAGCCGATGCTACCCGGTTGTCCCAGACTTCTTTCCATGCCTGGGTGATATAGGTAATCTTGATCACTCCGGAAGTGCTTGCATGAAAATCGAGCGTCGGGCGCACACCTTCCGCCATTGCCGCCGAAAGCTGGACCTCGTTCGCGGCCAGGGTGTCAGACGGTTCAATCAACAGCTGGGTAGCCGTTGCAGACGCAATATTTAAAATCGCAGCCGCCGGATAATCCAGCGTTACCGAATTACTGGCAATCGTCTGCTGCTCTTCAATGACAATCGGCGGTGCCGGAGCAAACGCCTTGATTTTCTGGTTTGTATAATCGTATTCGAATGAATACCCTTTTTGCGGAGATATCAGTACCTGCTCAATTGCCGATAATCCAAAAGCGTTCGGCAGCAAAGACTCACCGCCAAACGCATATGCAGAATCCATCGCCACATTTGCCATGTGCAGCCGCTTGTTGGATAAAGCGGTCATTAACAGGGCACTTACAGTAAGGCTCATAATTCACACCTCTCGTTTCGTTTAATCGTTTTTTTTAAGTCCCGCAGCGACTAGAATGTCGCTGCGGGAAAAATCTACTAAGAAAAAATTGACTACAGGTTCAGGTCAACCGTGGTGTATTCCGTGTCCGCTGTGGCATACCCGGCCATGGTCCCGATGATGGGCTGGGTAACCGTGGTGGAATTGGTTGTATTCAGCTGATCAATGGCCCCGTCGACACTGGCACCGATGGTAGCCGGACTGCCGATCGCCGCCATACCTTCTACTAGGCAGAGCGCAAGCGGGTCTTTTGTTTTCAGCCAGAAGTAATTGTCTATCGGCACAGCCCTGTGCGGAATTCCAGCCGGCACGGCGGTAAAGGTTCCACCGGTTGATTTCACCACCGCCATGTACTTGTTGTGAACCAGGGTGAATTCAGAATCCGCCGCGATCAGGGCAACCCGGATCGGAGATCCCAGGATAATGTTGATCGAAGTATCAGCTGAAACAGCGGTACTGCCGATTATCGGATACGAATGACCCTCACCGGTACCGTCATTGATCTGAAACTCGCCGCCTTTGAAATAATCAACGACATAAGTGGCCGATGTGATGGTCAGGGTAAGTAGTGTGTCTCCGATTGCCGCAGCTGCCGCCATGGCTTTATTCTGAACAGCTGCCGCCACTCCTGCCGCAACTACCAGCTTGCCGGCTGCCAGTGCAGCCGCCCCGTTTTTGCAGTAATGGTACACCTTACCGTCCGCTTCCTCGCGGGCAGTGCCGACTGCCTCCATTGCCTTGGTTGAAACCTGATCCAGTGCCTGAAGAAACCCGGCTGTTTTTTTCTCGGTCATGATATTTTACCTCGCGTTTATTTTGATAAAATCAGTTAATTCCTGCCTCTAAACACCTGCTACTCAAACACCTGCTACGATGTCAGGTTGCTGTGTGCCTTGTGCGCTCTGCGATTATCGCAAACCAGATTCCCGTCAAACAGAATCTTCATGGTTGTATCTTCTGCGGATCCCTGGATAACGCGCCATGGAGTTTTGACGAACATTCCTTTTTTGTGGATCGCAAAACCGATGTGATCACTGTTAAGTGCAAACATCCAGCCATCACCAGGCATGTAACGATCAGGAAAGATGTCTGATCCTTCAAAATGAACACCGATAAACCCGGCCTTAACGGCCTCGCTATCCTTGGTCGTGAACATCTGCGAAACCTGCAGGATCGATTTGATGATGTTGAACTGGACCTTTGACGTTGTAATCAGGTCCGGCTCTTCCTTTTTGCCGTCACCATAATCAGCGCCGGATTTCAGGGTCCGGATCTTGTCAAGCGAGATTGCCTCGGAAGTCGTTGTCAAGCCGCCCGTCCATGGCTTTGTGCCATCAGCTGCTTCAACATCGTCTTGTGCCAGGCTTCCGTAATGCTCCGTGGTTGTCGCGCTGCACAGATTTCTAAGACCCGTCAGGCGTCCTGCTCCGCCGCCGGCTGCGTCGTACAAGCTACCTGCCAGAGTTTTGGTTACAGACTTCTGAGCGCCTTCGGCTTCTTCTGTGATTAATTTGATCCATGCTGCCGGACCTGAGTTTTCCAGATCATCAACACGGAGAAGTGTTCCGTTACCGTAAGCATGAATCCACTTGAAAAATACCGCTGTGATTGCCTCGCGCTTGGTTGAACTAAGCGTTCCGCCTCTTTGGTAAAAGCCGGATTCGTTGCCGTCATACCGAAACGGTACCCGGATATCGCGCCCGCCAGAAGGCCGCTTAAAAATACCCTTCTGCTGTTTTAAAAGGTAATTGAGAAGAAAAGATGTCTGAAAATACAGATCAGCTGCTTTTCCGTTATTCATCATGAAATAATCGTTTGTAACTGCGTCCATCTGATCGAGGACGGTGCCTGCTGCTAATGCATCCATCTGCTTGGCTCCTTCCGGCTGGCTGGCTCAGTGTTAAAACTATCCGGTCACACGTTGAAGGTGTCGGGTAAGTAGAACATTGTCCGCGCCGCCGTGTTTATTAGGGTTTTTTAAATCATCGTTTGAACCTGATGTACCTCTGTTGCCGCCCCCGCCGGTTCCCATGCTTTGGGCGTTGCGCTTGAGTTTCAGGTTTGTAATGGCTGTTTCATCAGCCGTTTTCTGAATGTCCTTTTCACGATCGCCGGCAGTTAATGCCATGTGCGCCGACATCGCGTTATGCCCAGGATTTTCGGTCATAAATGCTTCAATCTCACCCGAATCCCACAACTTGTCGAAACTCGGGTTATCCTTGGCATACTTGTCATAGGTCTTGATCACCGCCTTACTCTGCCGGTCCTGCTCCCCCTGGTTTTCGCGTCCATCAACTTCGGTAAGCACATCTTGCCGAACCTCGTGCCGGGCCTGCCGGAGCAGATTTGCCAGAAACGCCTTGGGATCCTCGTCAAAACCGTCTTTGATGTCCTCAGCAGACATCTCGGATATGTCCTGGAAGTCGGGTTCCTGTTCATTATCCCCATCACCACGATTGTTTCCGCCGCCAACTGCCTGGACTGCCGCAAGGGCTGCTTCGGCTTTGAGCGTCCGCTCTTTTAAGGTGTCACGTTCAGTAATCACTTCCTTAAATCGCGGGTTTTCATCCAGCCGGCCTTTGTCGTCACCTGAATCGTCAGGGACTACGGTTTTTCCGGATTCATCATCACCAGCGTCTTGGGTGTTATTCGCCCCCTCGGGATCGGTGCCATCATCGATGTCCGGCATCGTGCTGACAAGATCGCTTGGTGAATCGCTCAAGGTTGACAAATCCTCGCTATTTAATGTCTTATCTGGGTCCATGTGCATTTCTCCTTGATTTGCTGCGCCAGGCCATTCCCGGCGCAAAATAAAAAAGCCCGGCAAGAAAGCATTTGCGTTTGCTTTCCAGCCGGGCTTCAAAAGCTCCTGGTGTTATAAAAACACCTGGTCTTATCCGTATCCGGTAATTATGTTATTATCTCGTAGGGGCCGGCCCCCGTGCCTGCCCTTTTACTGCCTGCCCTCCTTACAATTCTTCCGTAAAGGAAACCTTGCTGCCGGACAATCCGCCCGTATTGATATTGATACTTATATTGACCTGGCCTGTTTTGCCCCCCAGGATCAGTGGCAGAACATACTGCCGTATCCGCAGAGCCAGATCTATTACCTTGCTTTTTGGTGTCGCTTTTTCCATTTAGATATCGCCGGCCTCGTCCAGCTTGCTGATCACTTCCCTGTTTCTCGATACCGGATTCCGCCATTTATGCTTAAATTTTGTTTTCTTCTTCTTCTTTTTGGAAGTGGAATTATTTGACGCAAGATTCACCGATTTTTTACTGACTCCGGTTGCCCAGTCAATCAGTCCCATAATTTCTCCTCCCTATATTGCCCCAACAGTCAAAGCCTGCCGGGCACAATGGTTTCTTGTCAGCTGGTCAATCACCTTCGCGTCCGCCCCGGATGGCATATCCGGCAAGATCTTTTCGCCTGGATCCAGGTTTCGCAAATTATGGTGATCCTTCCAGTTGTTCAAATTGCTCCTGGTCGGATTATTCAACAAAGCCCGATCAAACCGATCATTGCTGGTTTTGGATACAATCTCCGGCACTGCTTTCAGCCAGGTTGAATCCTGATTACCGAGATAAACCCTTGATACCGCGATCACCTTTTTAGACATTCCGCCACATCCACAAACATGCTGGTCCGGACATTCGGCAATATTAAAGATAGCTTCAATTTCAGCTCCGCATTTCGGGCAGTCAAATTGATAAAGCGGCATTACTTTTCCTTTTTCTTTTTCGGAGTGATCTCCATTTGGGTAATCTGAAACCTGATTTCATCAGATTCTAAAGTTTTTACTCTTATCGCCGCATACAGATCTGCATCTTCATCTATTGCGAAATCCTTGGCTTTGATCTTTAGTTTTTTAAGTTCCTCAGCCCGCAGCGTTACTTGCAGCCCCCAAGGGTATTCCTCGCCATTACTGTCGCAACACACTTCCGGCGCGTTCTTCTTCCCCTTCTTCTTAACCCGCTTCATGCTTAAAAGACCCATAACCCCGATCTCCTTATCTGTTGGCCTGATTATTGCTCTTCATTCCTTTTTCCTGGTACGGTCCCTGTCCGTTCTTCTCGGCATTGGAAACAACCTTTTCAGCCGTATCAACTTCCTTGATACCTTCTCCGTGCCGTGCCCCCCGAATCTTGGAAGCAGTCTCAGCCCGGCGGATCCTCATAGCCTCCCAGTCAAGTTCCACTCCTTCGCCCTTAACAGCCTGGATAACCTGCTCAGTCCTGATTTTTTCCTCAATCAGCCCAATATCCGCCTGGGCCTTTTTGATTTCCACATCCTTTGCAGCCAGTTCCAGCCCTTCAAGCTGCGACATTTCCGGCGGTCCATCGTCCTGGCCTTCCTGCATAATCTGCTGCAATAGTTCCGGGATCGGCGGAATCTCGCCCTTTTCAATTGCGGATTCAAGATCCTTATCTTCCATCGCAGAAACCTGCTGCATTAATTCAAGCAGAACCTGGGGCATTCCCAATTGTGCAATTTTTTCCAGAAACATACCGATAACTCCCAGCTGCTTCCGCTTCAAAACGCTTTTGTAATCCTTCCAATCCAGCTTTTTCAAAAGCTCTTCGGTGTCAATGTGGCCCTTGTCCGCCAGAGTCAAAGCCTCTTCCCTCTGCTGGACCTGGCTTTTCGGCATTGTGCTGCCTGAAACCACCAGTAGGCTTGCCGGGACGATCAGGTCTATGCCCCGCACTGACATGGTTTTATCATCACCGTCTTCAGAGTAGTTTATCCAACGTTTTTCTGTGTACCAGTTCTGCATGCACGATAAAGCCATCCGGCCCCGGACCCGGACCAGGCCGCCATAATTGCGATCTTTGCCCCTGTTCATCCGGTTTGCATTTTCCAGCAGAGCTGCAATCGCTTTGTAGGCAATAACTTCCCGGCCCGGAGTCTGGGCAGATTCCAAATCAAATGAGCCTGCAATCGTGAAAAACAAGTCTTTATACAAACCCAGACATAGTGACAGCTGCGGATCAATCTTTGGAGGATCAAGATATTTGAGCCCCTGGGCAGCACGTCCGGAGATTGGATTTACCACCCCCGGATAACCATCCAGGTGCTCATTTGGTACCCCGGTATCCTTTGGATTAATGATTTTTACCCTGGAAGATTTGTCTTTCACCAGGGTCATTTGAGAAAGCGTTTTGTCTATTTCGATGTTTAAACTTTCAAGCTGCTCATAATCAGCCATCCCGAAAGCACTGGCCGGATCCGTTACCGACGGAGTTAGAGAAAAGGGAAACCGCGACCATAAATATGTCTGGGCTGCTTTTTTCGGGGGCAATTCTGGATTAATTGATGGATTATTCTGATCATCTAAAACCAGTTCCCCGCAGCAACCAATTGTTACTCTCCTGATACAGCCGCTGTAAAGATCGCGGGTTTTGCCCGGTTTCTTCTCGTCCGGTACCTGGGTATAATCCCGTGCCCAGATTTCAACGGTGATCATTTCATCAGCATCATCGGCCCCGGTACCGGATCCTGAAAACAGGCTCTTCATCACGTTTGATATTGACGTGAGATAGCTTCTGGTTTTCTTTTCGCCGGTGCCCGTGGTGATTTCTTCGCGCTGATCATCGATATCTTTTAAAATATCCGAGTCAGAGCGGATCTGGTCCGCCATTGCGGGCCATTTTCGCTTGGCTTCGGAAACAGACATAGGCTCAAAGTGAAACCATGCCAGGGCTTTTTTCTGGGGCTTTTTACATTTCGGTGGCCACCATCCGACATAGAAAGGATCAATGGTTTCGGCCTCAACTTCTCCGAGCGGATAATTATTATCCACATCAAAATGTACCTTTTCCACTACAAACCCGTACATTTCACTAGTTGATACCGATTCTTCAAATCCATGCTGCTGTTCGTGATTAATCCACCAGTGATCTGCCGTCCGGTGGATCATCATCAAAGGATCCTCACCGTCCTTATGCTGGCCCATATCGCCGGCTGGAGCTACGTTGAAAGTCGGATTATTATCCGTCAACATATTAACGGTTTTTTGGTGGTGATTCCCCAACAGGTTTGCAGAAAGCAATGTCACGCCATTAGCCGATTGCCGTTTCCAGTGCTTGTTTCGCCGCAACCTGTAATACTGATTCCATGTTTCGGGTTTTCCTAAACCGCTGCGGTACGATAGAAAATCCGAAACCATCTTGAAACCTTCATGCCCTACCTTGGGATCCCCCTTCGGTGGCAACAGCTCATTTGATGATTTACCCGGATCTATTGTTGATTTTACGGCATCAGTCATTGGTTGTTATCCCTTTTTGCATTGCTTTTCATGCCGGGTTTTACTGGACCTGTGCTTGAACTCCTGCCCGCATTTACTGCATTTGATCGCGCCCGTCTTTTTCCCCTCTGTTGGGTTTACCCAGGGAAATACAGGCTGCTTCTTCTCTTGGGATATAGGGTGAGACTGGCGGAGAAGAGTTTGTGGACCCGGAGAGGCTTTCGCCGTAATTCCCGATTCTTCCAGCTCTTCATCGTCGCCAGCCCAGTTATCAATAATTTCCTGGTTGATTTCCGCTCCAGTCTTTCCTTCGGGATCGATCGGAATATCGTCAGATCCGATTTCGTGTGGAATCATCCGCGTATGCCCGTCAATCCATGCTGAAACCATAACAAAATTTGGATCAATAAAAGGCCGGGTATGGCAAATCGGGCAGCGCATTGTCTCCCAGGTCAAACTTTCGTGAAACGGCGGCGCGATACCATGGCCAAGCATAAACGGTTGAAACATCCCCCCGGTGATTGGAGTTTTCAGATCATTGGAATCAGCTACAGCAATATTCTGTTTGCATATATCGCAATGGATCCGCAGATAGCCCGGTGGTAATCGGTTAATCATTGTGTCAATGTCTCCGTGCGGTCTGGTTTTTCGTTCCCGTATAATTCATCCTGGAACAGATCATTGCCTTTGTCGTAATACCCGGCGCCTGCAGGCTCGGGGCTCTGCTCTAATACTCTTTCACCCCTGGTCCGGCGTCCCATCCAGAAACCGATAAACAAAAAAACAGTTGCTATTAAAAGCAAACTTCCCGCAGCTGCCAGGCCGATTAGAATTACATCCATCAGTGAATTGTCTCCATCACGTTCATGTCCCGTGCGTCTTCTGCAAAGAATCCCGTCCCTGGTCCGCCTGCCCCGGCTTCATGTTGGCGCTGATCATGCTCGTACTTGGTCGCATAATCTTCCCAGCTGGCCGAAGCTGTTGCCGCAACCGGTAACATCCATGGCTGATAAACCAAAAGAGAATGAAGCAGATATCCCAAAGCTGCGATAGTCGGGAAATCAGTCACAAGTGCCTTGACTGCCTCGTCCGGGTCTAAAGATTTGATCCTGGTCCGCATGCCCGGCAGATTGACTTCCAGGCGTTTACCTTTGCCCGGCAGCTTGACCAAACATGCCCGGATCCGACGCATATAGATTTCAAACCGATTCTTCATTTCAAAATCGACCGGTTCAGCAAGATAGAATCCGCTGTTTTTAGAACCTGCGGAAAGCAGCTGATTGTTGATCATCGCCATAAATGTCTCAAAGTGGCCATAATCCCCGTACCAGATCCGCAGAATATCAGGAGCAACCGAAAAGCCGTACTTTTGCCGCCGCCGGATCCCGGCGCGGACCAGTCCCTCAACATGATGATCTTCGGCCATGTCCAGCAGCTTGATTTTCGGATACTTCTCCCTGGTAACAGCCCCGACAAGAGTACACCCGGGCGCCTTCTGAGTTTTCCCCGGCCAGGCGATACTACCGGCAATGTGCAAATATTTTTCGCCGGTTTCAGTATTTAAAAAATAACTGCCCTTGCGGCGTAGTTGCTGCCCGGTCACCATCGCGATATGAGCATCCACAAACGATGTCGGATCCTTATGCACAACTTGTATGATGTTTTTTTCTTTCATTAATCCAGATCACAATCATCAAAGAATCCAGGCGGAGCAAACGTCACAGCCAGAGCATCATAGTCGTCCGTAGAGCGTTTCAGCAGTTTACGTAAGTCTTTCTTTTGTTTCAGGCGGACATACCCGTCATTGCCGACTTCGTAAGAAAGCACTCCAAGTTCTTCAATCAACAGCTCATTCGGCGGCAGCATAGCCCCCGGATCATTGCGCAACCATTCGCGCACAGCCCATCCCAGTTGATCCCGCAGAATCTTGAAATCACCCAGATCGATCGAAAAAGTAGGTGATTTAGCCACTTTCACCGTTGACGCAGTACACTCCATGTCCTGCATATGCGGACCGACCCCGGCACCGATCCCGGTACCGTCAATCCTGGCCGATTCAATATTCGGCATTTCTTTATATTCTGTTGCTGCCCTTTTCCCGGTTTTGTAAGGATCCATCCCGGACCAGCGTTTAAACGGCGCGACATAACCGCCATAGCGGAAACAGGCCACATTTGAATCTTCCCCGTATTCGGCCACATCCAGACCCATGATACCGGTTGCCCCTTCGGGCGGGTTTTCTCCGAAGGCAGCTATATGAGCGTCATATCGGGCGCGGGCACTGGCAATCCATTCCTTGCTGATCAGCTGCCGCGATCCCTGGGCCGGATATTGCCCTAAAACCATGTAGGAAAACTGAGGATCGACAACCTTGTATTTGCCGGGTGCTAAAGGCGGGTATGCCTGGTTTTTATCATCAAACCCGATTTTACCGACTAAAAAATCCGGCAGGATAAAACAATCGGTTGTAAAATCTTCATCATCTGCCAGCGGTCGACACCATTCATTGATCCGCGTCAATGTCTTTGCCTGGGTAACAGCTCCGGGGATAACATCTTTTCCGGTGATCACATTCGGGTGAGTCATAGCTGAAAGATGAACGACATTAGCCCGTCCGTCCCGGATCTTCCGATAAACTGCCCCCTGCTCCTGCCTGGGGTTAAACATGACAAGCAGTCGGGCATGACCGCCGGACATACACGAATCAATCCCTTTGTAAATCTCGTCCGGTATCGCGTCACCTTCATCTAAGATGAAAAGTAAATGGGGAGCATGTTTCCCGGAAAATTTGCCTTCTCTGGTTTTCTCGTCACCAGCTGACGGGATTCTAACACCCGTAAGAAAACTGTTTGAACTCCTGGCAATATGGAGATTGTTTTGATTGTCGGTACTGAACAGCTGCGGAAACTTATCTTGAATATTTCCGATTTCGCCCCATAGAAGCCGCTTGAGATTATCTTCCGGCGGAGCTGCTGCTGTATAAACCTGAGAATCTTCGAAAACTTTATAAAACCATGTCGCAACCCTCCCGGCTGCGTGAGTTTTGCCAGATGCATTCGAAGATATTGCCACCGTCACCGGGAAATCACGAACCGACTCCATCATCGTCTTGACATCATCGGTGTATGTATCGCCCAGGATCTGCTCACCAAACCCAACCGGATCATCCTGGAATTCAGCATAATCGACACTGCCGATACCCGCGACGATATCCTCAAGCGAAAACTTGCCCGCCAGGGAAGTGATTATCCCCGGAATATCCTGGGATGGTATTATGTCGGTTGCAATCTGCTGCATAAGTTAAAAAAGCTCATTCCTGGCAATTGAAGCATTAGCCCACATCACTGCTTCTTCTATTTTCGTAAGAGCCTTGGACCGCTCCCGGCTGGCCGGACATTCAGCGGTAACAAGAAGTGCAAGCAGTTTCCCGGTTTCCCGGATATTCTCGTACCGTTCTGCCTGGCCCGGCTTCGGGCTGTGATATTTGTAAATATTGTCTAAATCCAATGGCATGCTTTATTCCTTTTCTTATCTTTTAAAATCCTCTTAATCTGCGTAATCTGTGGATAACTACCGCCCCTTCTGCCCGGCCGCAGCCTGCTTCTGGGCTACAATCTGACGCAAACCAGCCTTGACCACATTGGCCACCGATGGCGGCAGGCTCTCCAGGATCTCCGGCAGGCTCAACCCGTGGGAAACTTCCTGCTTGTTCTTCCATCGATCAGGATCCCTGTTCGTCAACCAGGCCAGAGTAGCCTTTGTCTCCGGTGGGTAATACTTGGTTACGATCCTTATTAGCCGCTTTTCCGGCACTGTGATTTCCTCACCATTCGGACCAGGGACCAGCGCGGGAACATAAACTATTTCGTAAATCTTCTCATTGTACTCAAACCCGGTTACCCGCTTCAAAAGTGACTTCTCGGCAACATCACAGCTATAAACATCACTACCCCGTCGAATACTGGTCGCAAATTCCGGGAAATCCTTCCGCCAGGTCTTGACGGTATTTTTGTGGACCCGAAACACCTTTGCCAGTTTGGCATCAGTGACAATCCCCTCGGCACTCACAAAACGGGCTATCTCGGAGAATTCCGGCGAAAAGGGTGTAGGTGCGCCTGGCTTCCTGGAAGTGGTTACTTTGGTGCTGGCAGTCTTTGTGGTATGGTGCTTTGGTGCAGGTTTCGCGGGACGTTGCCAGCTTTCTTTCTTGGCTCGACGTGTGATAGTAGTGTGTTGACAGGAAAACTGCCGGGAGATTTCCCGCACAGATTTAACCGTAAAACAAAACTCGTTTTTTATCGCAATCCAGTCAATCTTCTTTTTGGTGTCTTTACGCATGCCCAAGCTAAAGCACACCTAAAAAACCTTTGCCAAACTGCCATGACGATTGCCATGACGATTGCCATGACGATTGCCAAATTCATCTTTTTTTACTTTTTTTACTTTTTTTGGTCATATACTCCCTGATTTTGGAAGGATACCCACAAACCACGCGGCGCGGTGGGAATCCGCGTAGCTTGATAAAAATAGCACCTGCGGCTAACAATTCTCCCTTTTGCCGGCATGCGGACCGGACTGAGGTACCCATCATAGCCGCCACATTAACCCACTCTTCAATCGGCTGATCTGTCATTTTTTATGAGACTCCCAGAGAGATTTAGCGTATACAATAAACTTTTTTAAAAATTAATTAAACAAAATACCGGAAAAGCTCTCTTCGAGAAAACTCTGCTGGACATAAAAACCTTTCTGGTACCCGACACGGATATAGAACTGGCCGTCCTTGTCCATCTCGATATTAACATGATCGACGCCAGGTTGGCATTCTTCGTAGATCTTCTTTGTAATGTCAAACAGCTACTTCAAAAGACTGCCCTGCTTCAACTTCAAGTCCATTTCCTTTTTCTTTTCCATCAATTTTTCTCCTTCATAAGTCTAATATCTCAGGTTTAACAAAGAGTGTGGGACTGTGCCTGTGCTTCAAGAAACCGCACCGCCAACAGCCTATTGTTTCAGCGGAAGGATGGTTGCGAGTCCTGTTTAATGAGCCACATGATTCACAGAGATATGCGGGGATCCTTATGGGCAAAGTTTCTGGCTTTTCTTTCGCCTCCCCCTTCCACCAATGAACCCGGAACCCTTTCAGCCAGGCAAAAGTATAAAAGACACACAGAACAAAAACCCCCCACTGCTCCGACTGCCATGCGCTGTGAAACCAAAACGGCTGTCCTGCCAGCCCAAACAGGCAGGCATACCGGCGCCAGGATCCGCGCTTGTCCTGGGTCAACCAAATAGCCACAACTCCCGTAAATGCGATCGCAATTTGTTCCAATGGATCCCCCCTCAAATATATTTAAATACAATACGATTAACGTCTTTATGCTCACCGCACTTGTGATGCAGGCAGAACATTTCTATAAATTCATCCGGAGTCATGTCCGGGAAACCTTCGCGGGCACACTCAGAAGGATGAAGGCGTATCATGGACAGTGGAACGCCGAAGCGTTCCACAACCATAATCTGACAAATCTTTTCCACCTTCTCACCCTTCTTCAATCCCTGACACTGAACGCAGGCATTTAGGATGTCACCAGGCTTTAAAAACCACCAACCCAAACGCCTGGTGACATCCTTTGTCTGGTCCCGGACCTGTTCAGTAGTCAGCTTAAAACTCATATTTCGCGGCATGGTTATTTATAGCCCCTTCTTTTTATTCCCGAAATAAATGTCTACACCCTTGTTAACCACCTCTCGCAGGGCATGCGCAACATGGGGTGAATCGATTCTTAAAACCGGGTAAGTACCGACGCTGTTGGCCGAGCAATACTTGATTAAAATGTTTCCTTCAAAATCCTCAATTGCTGAACATTTGTCTGGGTCTACTTTCTTTACTTCGATCAACATTTCTATTCTCCTTTTTATGATTTATTTACACCAATTTCTTTTATATATTTTTTCACAATTTGTACTTGGTCATCCCTGGCGGCATCCCTGGCGGCATCCATGGCGGCATCCATGGCGGCATCCCTGGCGGCAGCCCTGGCGGCATCCATGGCGGCATCCCTGGCGGCATCCATGGCGGCATCCCTGGCGGCATCCATGGCGGCATCCCTGGCGGCAGCCCTGGCGGCATCCATGGCGGCAGCCATGGCGGCAGGGATGGCGGCATCCCTGGCGGCAGCCCTGGCGGCATCCATGGCGGCAGCCATGGCGGCAGGGATGGCGGCATCCCTGGCGGCAGCCCTGGCGGCATCCCTGGCGGCAGCCCTGGCGGCAGCCCTGGCGGCATCCCTGGCGGCAGCCCTGGCGGCAGCCAGTTTCCGGCGGTATATTTTACCCTCTGCGTAGCTCTTAGCTGCATAAACGGCATCTCTTACCCGCTTATCGTCCGGGTAGTATTTTTCGTAAATTACCAACGATTGTTTTGCGAATAAGTGGCAAAGCATGGCTGTTTGTCTTTTTGTAAAAAAATAATCTCGCAGCGCAACCCACAATTTATCCGCAGCTGGAATATCTGCTTCTAAAACATCCTCCAAAGATCCATACCGCTTACCCCCAAAGAGCTCTTTCAGTTTTTCCTCGGTATATTCAGGACATGGCCCCCATTCTAAAATCTTTTTAACAGTTACTTTTTTCATTTCCCCTCCTATTCTTCCCAATTAAACTTTTCACCGGTACGAAACAGCGGGCGCAGATAATCCAGGGCACCGGCACGAATAAAAACTATTTCACTATCAATCAGTCCTGAGAACGTAACCCCCCTACGCAGTGATGTCTTCGTCCAGCCAGAACTTGTAGGAATTACCATGTGATCGCCTTTATTCAGATCGAAACCATGACTCTGGGCGATCTTCTGGAAGGGATCCGGCAGACCTTCGATCGCAGCCAGGGCTTCGTCGAGTTTTTCAATTGTAAAGGTTTCGGACTTGTTATTGCTGCAAGTTGTAAATGTCCCAGAATCCTTACCTCGCGGGTCTTCCATTGTGTTAGTCGGTTTATACATAGTAAACGTCTGTCTCCTCGGATCGTAATCGTATGTTATTTCAACCCCCCAATTCCTGCCGATCTTTTCCGTAAATTCAACTACTTCAGGATGTCTAACATTACACATCATGTAATCAAGCCCCGTAAGCTCCTGCCGCGCAGCCTCTTTCATATCGTCATAAGATATTTTTATGGCCTGGCCTGGTCTTAACGTCAGTGCTGTTTCATAAAGCTTAATCTGATCCACTAT